TGAGTTTCCATTTTACCATACCCATTTTTATTATAAATTTTCTTAACTCTTTCGGGCATACAGTCAGACAAATGAACCATTGTTATTTTTTTACAACTATTCTTTTTTGCCCACTTTTCAAACTCTCTAAGGAGCAGAAGTCCGAAACCCCTGTTATTTGGATCTACTATCCAAAACAACTCAGACGCTATCAATTCGCCATTATTTGGGTCACGGAATTTTATACCACCTATCGTTCCAATGATTTTTGATTTCTTTTCAAAAACAAATACAACCCCGTAACCATCGGTTATAAAATTTTTCCAACTATTGCAGAAATACTCCATATCAACACTTACATGTTCGGAAAACATAGAGAATTGTTTTGCAAGAACTGAAAGCTTTGGTAAATCTTTTATTTCGGCTTTTCGTATCATTTAATTATCCGTTAGTGTTTATCGGTGTGTTCGTACCATGTTGCCTTAAAGCCAATTATGTTTCCATCACTTCCCGACACAAACTCTCTCAAATATGTTGTATTTTGTCTCAAAAGTATTTCGTCTGTTCTTTTAGATTCTCCACCAACGTCGGCCTTGAACGCTGTACCACCAACGCTGGTATCAGAAATCATAAGCCCGAGACTTGTTGCAACAGCAACGCCCGCAGCTATTATAAGCTGAGAGTTATTAATCTCGTATATATCACCTACGTCCCAATCATTATCTGTTCCACCAGTTAGCACACCCGTAACCGTAGTTGTCGTATTCGCTGTTATAATTGTGCTAGATCCATCAGTCTGGTTAAATATTTGTAACCCAACAAGAGAATCAGTAGTCCATGGAACTGTGGCTACTGCTGGAACAGTCGAATCGGTTAGCACTGCCGCATTTGCAGCGCCATCATGCCTTCCACTCCAACAATTCTTTATATTATTTCTGTTATTAGCATGAATTACTGATCTTAGCCCACCGGTCATGCCTCCTGTCGGTATCTCGTAAAAGTTGCTGCTAAGAACACCATTGCTTGATATGTTCCATGTGAAATGAGACCACGATCCTGTATCTGGTGTCGTTATTATAGAGTATAGTGCTCCAGCTGTGTCTAATTCGACATGCCCTTCGATATAATAATGACTTCCTGAATGTATTTCATGATGCTCATAGTTCACAGTCTGAATAGAATTGGTTGATGCATCTATTCTTACCTCGTCCGTTTCTCCGGTACCAGAACCCCACCGTCCATTTAGTAATTTCCAAAACCCGCCCATTTATCTCCATCCTTCGGTTGCATTATATTTTATAATAGCACCCTCACCATCAGCAAAAGTCGCCGCAACGCCAGCTCCACCCCCTAGTATAGCTTCTGTGCCGTTAGGGTCTGATGTTAGTTCGTTGCCAGAGCTACCAACATTATAATATTCATATTCTGTGCCTTCAACCCCTGCTGGTATATCTATTTCTATATCACCGCCATCCGTATCGCAATATATGACATGATCGGTTACGAGTACAGCATATGGAGAGTCAGTGCTTATTATCCTTGTTGTATTTACTATTCTACCCTTTGCCGTATGAACGGTTTGGTTCCTGTCTACCCTTAAACCCTCAAGCGGAGTTTGCCCACCGTCAGCGCTGGTTTTTAGGCATATCCTCCCCGGCATATCGTTAGATCCAGGAGTTCCATCAACGTCAAAATCAATCCTTGCCAATTGAGCGTAGTCTGTGCCATCAAACCCTATCGCTATCAGGTCAAAAACATTATCGCCACTTTGAACTATCACTGGAACGGCTGCTGTCCCTCTTGATCTTGCCCCATATAGCGTACAACCTTTTGCTGCAACAGTGCCATGCTCCGCAAATGCACCAGCAACACAGGTTGCGATACTATCAACAACGCTTACGAGCTTCGCTGTAGTTGTTATTCCGTTTACCGGTACTTGATTTAATGTGGTGTTTATCCTAATTGTTCCAACTATAAAATCCGCTGCTGTATCAATATCTTGAGGTAAGCTAAATGTAATTGAGTTATCAGCATTCCTCGTTGCAATTATTTGGTTTGCCGTTCCTTCAATATAATCGTCTGAAATACTTACCGTTACAGAATTGTCACTGTTTATAGTTACAACTATTTGATTTTCAGTTCCCTTGACGTCCGCACTAATTAAAGCCGTTGAGAGGTCAGCAGCTAACCTAATGCGCCAGTCTTCAATCTCTCTTTCGTCAAGTGGAAGCGGGACTTTAAGTTTCGGCGAATTAGGCATTTTCACCACCTAAAACATTCTCTTCTATTGAAACAAGAGTTAAAGGAACATTATCAGTTATAGAAACCTCATATTGTCTTGATCTATACCTACCAAGCGGGCCAATCTCTCTATAAAACTCGTTATCCCCTGCCTTTCCAATGTTTATATTTATGGTGTTTTTCCATGCTTTATTGCCATTGTCGCGCCATCGAATCATTAAAACTGGTGCCTCGGTTGTGTTTATGTCACCTTCGCCTCTTTTGATTCTCAGTCTAAGCCGTATACTTCTTTTTTGCAGTGAGTTCCCATGTGTTATATTACCGGTAAGCCAGGCTGATCTTATCGTATCCGAACCGTCTTGGTATTTAGTAAGGCTGGCTTTATATATTTTGTTATTCTGATAATCCCCAACTAAATGAGTGTTCCATTCAGGGACATATAAAACACAATTCCCACGCCATCTTTTATAAGTAGCTGAGAATGTGTCCCATGAACCCCACTCCCCACACCATTCTTTTTTTACATAATCAAATACTATTGTTTTCTCATCCGTTGGGAATGTTAAGACATAAAAAGTTCTACCTCCAACCGTGAGCTCATCGCCTATCGCATCCGTTACAGTTGTTAATCCAGAAAGAACCTTGTCAACGGGAAAAGATAAGACTTCTGGCTGCCTTCCGTTTAGCCTCATTACCCTACGTTCATGATTGAGAAAAAACCAGGCATTATCTATTAGTTGAATAGAATAAGGAGCGATACACCCTTCCTCAACAATTGCGCCGGGTTTTGAAATAAAAGGCTCTACCCCATCATCATAGAAAAATTCTTGCGTTTTTTTCCCTATTGCTACTATCTCGTCCCATCCAACCCCAACAAAAACCAAATTATCAGACTGTGCCTCTGCGGTTGCAAATTCGGCACTAAACACAGTCGGTTGTCCAACGTTTGAATACTCTATCTTTTGCGTACCTTCCTGGTTTGCAATCAAATAAGTATCGTATATACTCAAATGCGTTGCCTTGTGGGGTGCGTTGGGATCTGTTAATTTCTGTGCTGTTGTTCCATCATATTCGACAGGGATGCTGCCATTTGTGCCAAATATTTTCCTTGTTGGATTGATTGCCTCGTCCCAAATAACTCTATTGAATTGATGAAACAGGTCAGTGCCCACTAAAACGGTACCGCCATTTTCGTTCATGGAATATAAATCACTGCCACTTGCCATATAAACAAGATTCGTAGTGTTCCAATAAAAAAACCCATGTATTGGCCCATTACCAGCCGTTGTAAATTCATCTAACCCCGGCCTTCTTACCATGCTACCGGACTCATCCATGAAAACATCATGTCTCTCAGGAGAAGCAATAGAAAGGCTTGATTCGTCAACGTTTTGATAAAGTGGTTGGTTTATTGGTAAATTTACAAATCCCATTATCTGCCCATATCCGGTTGAAAGTTTATAGAAACCTGTTCTGTATCAAAGTTTTTTAATGGTCCCAATAGTCCACCGGCAACTGCCGCAAGGTCAGCCCGAACACTGCCTGAATATATTGGGGAAACCAGAGTTGCCAATTGATAAACCAGCCATATGTTCCACTCATCTGGCAGGTCTGGATTATTCCCATTTGCGTCAAAATCCTGAATTGGCCTTTGAAATGTAAGCACCAGCGTCAAGTCATTGGCGCTTCCGGTGGGCCATACGTATAAAACACCATTGGCTCTCTGTGGGTCGTAATATGCCATTAGCACTTGACTCTGTGTTGATTTTGTTGGCTGATCCATATAGTCTTGCCTGGAAACAACATCAACTGGTATATCATTGCTGCTTGAATCAGTCCTGCGGCAATGCTTCAGCTTCAATGGTCTTGCTGTATCAATATCCAGCCCGGTTCCAACCGTATAGCTTTGCGTTCCGGCTGTCAGCGTATGTGTAACATCTGTTGTGACCCATAAATCAGCATCTTTTTGGATGTTCTTCATAATCATGTTAAGAAACCGCATACAAACAGCCCTGTCGTTTTCATCAACATCATTATGAGGATCACCGGCACTGTTTAACAACAAAGCATCTTTAATGATTTGCATTGCTGTGACATCAAAATCATATGATAAAGAAGTTGCCATTATAAATCATCCTGTGTGATAATCTTTGTTAAATTAAAGGTACTTGAAAAATTAGAGTCTGCTGTATTTGTTATATATAAATAGGTACTTGCATCAGCTTCAAAATTAATAGAATTCACGCCATCGGCTAAAACCCCTAAAAGGGTCCCATCAGCCGCACCAGACGAACCAGTCGTCAAAGAAGGCACTTGCCCTGAGTTCAGATCTAAAATTATAGTTATGTTGTAATTTGTTCCACTCACAACACCTGTGTTATTCGTCCTGGCTGATCCATTCCCGGCTGTATTAATAGCAGACGTTATGTCCTCATATGTGGAGGTAAATGTCTCGTATGTGGCAGATTCTCCCCAGGATACAATTAAGTTGTTGTCAGATGGCACAGGTCTTGCCACTGGAACAGCTATTTTTTCCGAAATACCTCTAACTGACTCCTGCACATTTCGTGGCTCCCAACAGTCAACACAGACCCATGCATTGTCCCATCTTTGCTTCATGTCTGAATATCTGTGATCCATTCCACATGTATCGCAAACCATCCAGAAATCACCCGGTCTGAATCCATCGACATCTGGCCTATGAGTTTCCCTAATAGACATTAGAAATTCCGGTTTTGATTAATAACCATTCTGAGCAGTGCTGTATCAGTATAGGAATTACCTTGCAATCTTATACCAGTGGCATGGGCAGATATTTCGTCCGCTGTGTCTTCTGTGATATCTGTTAAAGCTGCCGGTCCATCCTGCCATGTAAAAGCATCAGCGCCTTGAATCCTTGTAAATGTTTCCTGAACTGTGATATCAATAGTTCCGGTTATACCTTCAATTGATATCGTTGCAGGGTCACTGTTTGACGTTTCGATGGGAATTGTATTTGTTACAAATTCGTCAACTGTACCCACTGATACATTACCAGCCGCCCCGCCACTTGCCGTGACAGAAGCAACCGTTTTAAAATACCCCGCTGTTTCTGCTGTGCCAGGAGCAGCCGCCGCGCCAGTTACAACTTCCGTTAACGCTTTTTCGTCTGCATCGGTTCCGACAACTGTAAATGTGATACCGGCATCGTTTCCAGCACTTAAAATACCCAATCGCTTTGCTAATCCATCAGTTACAGTGAAAGTCCCACCAACTATCAACACACCATCAAGAGTCAATGCTCCAGCCCCGGCAACCGCTTGTGCTTCTGCTAATCCGTTCGGATCACTGTTAACAGGATCTATCAATTTTGTTTTTGGCCTCATGATTTACCTCTTTTGAGTTTCGATTTTTTAGCCGGTTTTTTTACAACATCCTTAAGATCAATCACATCTTCATATAAAATGGTTATTTCTCTCGACACTCGGTTAAACCGGATCTGCTTTATGTCCATGTTTCGAATAGACATAACGCTTTCATCTTTGTCGGAAAAACTTGGTTTGAACAGTGTTATTTTCATTATATTATCCTGAAAGGGGCCGAAGCCCCTTGTTAAATATTAATTAGGTTCCAGGATCAACCAACGTACCTCCGGTTGCATCATCACCAACATAATTCCGCACAATGCTGTTGTTAACTTCATCCTGTGTAATAGGCGTAGCTGAACAGTTTGAAAACCAGTTTGTGCGGATCATACCTACAATTTCATCCTCTGTCATTGCGCCCGTAAATACGATAGGAGCTGCATCGCCTCCACCATCTACCGGACCAATAAAGTCATTGTTCCGAATAGTCATGGCATAAGAACCACCCGCCGCTCCTGGATCTCCGAAACGAAAGGCCAAAGCATCTCCATCAATAGACTCAAGAATAAATATGTTACCCTCAAATAGCGCATCAGGGATACCACCAACTCCAACCACAACATATTCAGATTCAGTCGTGGTAGCATCACCACCCAAGAACCGGCAATTCTTTACAACCATACCAGTCGTTGCGTTTGTCCCATCATCAACCGCCAACGCTCTCACAATAGCCGTTGCATGGTCAACTGAGTTAAGATTAAACCAGCAATCATTGAATACAAGTCCATTTACTGCGGTAGTTTGGGCAATGTCAAAGAGATCTACCGCCGTGGTTGCCCCTGCTACCAGCAAAAATTCAATGCCATGCCACCCTGTTCCATCCACATCAAGATCAACAAGTGTTGCACCATCATCTGCAGCAGCCGTCACAATCGAATTCGGCTTCCCACCAAATGGGGGAATCGATGCGATAAACTGCATGTCGGCTTTAGGGATCAACGCAGCAGTGGAAACGTCAACAGAATGCGTTCCAGGGGCGAGGATAATATTATCACCCGCTTTTCCCTTTGATATAGCTTTCGCTATTGTCTCAAAAGACTTGCTGGTATCGGTGCCTTTATTACCATCACTCGCATTACTACCACCAACAAACCACACACCACCGAACAGGTTTGCAGCTCCGGCAACCGGGATACCCATACTTGAAATACCATTTGGAAAATTTGTTAAACCACCCATTATACCACTCCTTTTTTAGAAGCAGTGCCGGTTTTACCCGGCACCAGTATTGTTAATATTATGCACCACTTGAATGGAAGTAACCCCTCCAATCTCCCCAACCGTAACCTTTACGAATTGAGCCTTTCATTAATGCATTTTCGGTCGTAAACTCATTGTCTTTCCCGAACTCTACAGCCCGACGATTTTGAACGATCAAACCTTCAGGAGCATTTGTTTTGACTCCCCATGCATCAGCGTCAGTCAGATAATGATTTACAACAGTTCCACCGGGCAGCATGCCTTTTGCCCTTAGTGCATTGGTGGCATTATTGGCAGTATCGTTTTGCAGAATTGAATCAAGAATCCTGCAAGCCTCGAAAAACAACTGAGGCGGGACAATCAGCTTTTGACCGATAAGACTAATTTTCAAGCCCCTTGAATCGGTTGCAAGCATGATTTGGATAAGCATGTCCTCAATAGACTGCTCTGATAAATCAGCCGCCACGGTCAGGACGTTGCTTTGAAGTCCGGAAGTTTCAGGATGTGAAGCACTTGCAAGCACAACACCATCACCACCATTATAGCCTGAAGTTTCGGCCCGATTGATGATATTCGCCCCAACATTTTCTTCAGTCTGTCGGATTGAAAAAGCAATAAATCGTGCAATTCTCATTGCAACTGACTCATACTGATCATCTTCGATTGCCTCACGGGTTACGATCCCACCAATTCCATAAACAACATTGGTGATGCGGGAAATGTAGCCCTGTTTCGTGTCTTCAAAAGATATCGAAGCGCTCTGGCTTTTTACAGGGGCCAATCCGAGTCCAACGTACTGAACTCTTTCCTCATATCCCTTGTCTGAAGATTCAGAATCAAATATCTGGCTGAATTCTTCAGGATGCTCGTCATACGTGTGACCAAAATGTGCTTTTACACCGGGCCACTGATTTTTAGGATGACTTCCAGTTGAAGTAGTCATATTTCCCCCTTATGCCCCAGCTACGCCAAGATGACGGCCAAGTGTATCTTCGTTAGTATTAATCAGAACATCCCACTCTGCATTGATCAACAGTGCGTTGTCTTCTGATTGATGAAGGCCAAGTATTAACAGCGTGTTGGACATGTCCGCTGCGGGTGCATCTGTCGTGCCAGAGTCAAGCATCATGCCAGAAAGGCCGGTTGATGTATTACCGGCTGTATTCGCTATCATTACAGCATTCAGCCCAGGCCAGCCAACAGTGCCAAGAATCCCGCCATCGTCACGAATTGTAAAGATAAGATTATCAGAAGCGGGTGCAACAAGCGCAATCGCTTCCGTTGATGCAGGATTGTAAACCTTTGTTAAATCATCCGGGTTTACTTCAAATCCGGTAATCACACCAAAAACGATAACCCCGTTTGTTCCGGCTGATTTATTTATGGACGGATATAACGCTTTTGGATCCCTCTCTGCCGTTACAGCAGATAAAAGGATAGGATCACCAACATATAGTGCGGTTCCATAGCTGGCAGATACGTAACATCGCATCGTTGCGCCGTTCCATACAGAACCGTCTAAATGTCTATCTGGTTTGAGGCCATAGGCCCCTGTTTGGTTACTCAATTTAATTCTCCCCGATACCTACCTGGTATCTATATCCATTTTAAGGATTGTATTGAATGTTTTTTATAGTTGTACCGCCTTGTTCGGGCTTTACATCATGTGGTGTTAAACCACCTGGTGTTCCTCCCCGAATGGCATCGTCTACCATTAAATTTGTTTCTTCCTTTTTGGCCTTATCTTCTTCATAGAACTCCCTTTTTATTGCCATCAAATAAGCGTATTTGACTGAACTGTCTTTATGGGTGCCTACTTTATGCCTTAATCGTCGGCCCACATCTTCTTTCTTGACAGAATCGCCCACAATCATTTCACCATTAGATGAAACAAAGTCGTATCCGCCATCTACGGCATTTTTAATTCTCATTCCGTGGTCGTCATCATTGACCCATCTCGGAACAAGATTTTCTTTTTCAAGCATATCCATTGTTTTTTTATCAAGGCTCATCTTTTTTCGCATGACGCCCAATGGAGTTCTTGCCCTTCTTTCCTTTCCTGTTGTTTCTTCCCTGTCTCTGTTACCCATGATTCCTCTCCTTATGAATGATAATCTTTTGCGTAATCTTCTTTTTTGAACTCCCTACCCTGTAGTTTAAACTTTGCTGCCAACCTTGCATAAGAATCTTTTGCATCCTTCGGCAAAGAGGCAAATGTTTTGTCACCGTTTCCAGAGTCCCCGGTTGATCCTTCTTCAACGAATCCCGCTTCATTTCTCCTGGGATTTTTGAACTTGTCAGGATGAAGCTTTTTGACGTTATCCGCAGTCATTTTGTAAATCTCAGCCATTGGCTTGTCTTTATACTTTGTTGCAAGCACACTGCCCTGAATGTCAGCCTCGGCGGTCAATGTTTCATCAGCTCCGTACCATTTCTCTTTATCTCGCCACTCTTCAAATTCAGGATTTGAAACATCTTTCGCCGCTTCGGTTTTCTTTGGCTCCACCGGCTTTTCTAAACCATCACGCTCTTTCTTGATCTTGGTGAACTTCTCAGCATCACCCTCTGTGAAGGCTTCAACCTCTTTCCCGTCCAGTGCCTTCAGTTTCGTTTCATAGTCTTTCGTCGCAAGATCGTAGGCTGATTTTTTGGCGTCTTCAACCTCTCTGGCATTCGCTTTGAGAGTGATATCAAGGTCGGCCTTATATGTTTTCACAAGCTTTTCATTGTCATCAAGGCGCTTCTTTAAAATCGGGATAATGTTCTCACCACGCTCAACGAATTCTTCAGCCGGTCGCCATGTAGCAGGGTCACCTTTCCATTCTTCCTTGGGTACGTGTCCCATTTCCTTTGCTTTTTGTTCAACTGTTTTTTCACCAGGCATTGCCATTCTCCCTTATTTTATGTCAGAACTGCACAAACTTCCTTATCGTTAACCAGCCTATATTCTTCACCATCCGAACCCATTACCAAACCGCCAGCATATCTGTCAAACATTACCATTTGACCTACTTCCGGTCGATATCCCCAATCAGGCGCAGTGAAAGCGTTTGAGCCAATTGCAACCAATCTTCCCTTTACTGTCGCATACTTTTCCTTGTCCTTGGTTTCGGGAACGAAAATAATACCTCCCTTGCTCTTTTCCTCCACCTTGATAGGTTCGATTAAAACCTTGTACTCTACCGGGTTTATTCCTGACTTGTTCATTCCTCATCTCCTTGTTTAATGATTTCCTTAATTTCGTCCACCATGTCAAACTTACCTTCTGAGCTTGCAACTATCTTCAGCGTTACACTTGGATCATTATTCGCAGCCCTCAAACTCTCGTTAAGGCAACGCAACTGAACTTTCTCCAGCTTGTTTATTAGCCACTTGGTTGTTGGGTCCGCCTTCCATCGCTGTAGTTCTTCTCTCGTCATTTTTCACCTCAACCATTTTTAATAATCCCTCTAAATCTGATCTATATTGTGCAAGCTGATCACCTGCTTCCTTTGACTCTGCATTTGCAATTGCTTCAACTGCTTTTGCATATGTCTCAATCGTTTGGGCCTTTGTCTTTTTTATTTCTTCCTCTGTTAATGCCGTTTCTGCCCTTCCTTTAAGTAATTCAACCTGAAGCCTGATCATTTCAGGATCAGGAGGTGGTTGTCGTTCTTCTGCTGGAATTATAAGAGCGTCAATGTTTGGTATCTCTATGGCCTCAAATAGCCGCTTTGTGGCCTCATCTCTACGGACTATTGGATTGATCTGCGCCTCTTCTCTCACAATTTGAGCCTTGGCTATCTTTTCAGTCAAGGTTGATATCTGAGGATCACCAACCGGCTGAACGTCTGTGCCATCGTTTCTGAAGTCTGTGAGTTTTATAACCTGTTCTTCATCACTGTCCAGAACCCTAAAATATGTTTCCGGTTCAAGAAATATCCCATTCAGTCGATAATGGATTTTAAACTCTTTCTTCAGGGATCTGTAAACCCTCTTATAAATTGCAGTAAATACCTTTAACCCTTGTTCTACTCTCGTTAACGTGGTGGTTGCTGTCTCGTTTTGCTGTTGACCGCCTGTGAAAATGTCTTGAACGCTCGTTATGTCTTTGACTCCCTGTATTAATAACCCTAACAGGTTGAAAAGAACCACTGAAGACCCTCCGAACTGAAGCGGCAATACTGCATCACGAATAGATGTTCCAGATGGAACTTTAATTCTCTTAAATGATCCCATTGTGGTTTTCACATCACCACGTTTATTGTCTACCTCTATCCCATCACGAATAAAGCCTGTTTGGTTGTTGTCCAATGTACCAGCGTCATTCAGTTGATTAATCGTGGTATCAATTGAGTCATTCAGCCCAGATACTAATTGACCAAATCCCATATCATAAAACTTACCATCAGGACTTGGAAAGAAAGTATATTTTACAAAGTATGTGAACCGATCTATTGAGACTATCGAAACTCCTTTTAAAGCATCTGCAAGCTGGTCAACTTCTATATTGCCCTCAAATATAAGCTTTTGAAGTTGGATGATATTATCGTCTTTTTTGACGGTTATGTTTTCAGGCATGAAATCAGCCCGAATCCTAACCACCTGTGCTGTTTCTACATGAACAGTTACCGCATACGGCTCCTTGTACTTGTCGCCGTCCAAGTCAAGGAACGTATGTTGCTCATAGAATTCTTGATCCGTTTCCCTCTTATCTGCATCAGCGTCAATCTTTAGGTCAACATCTAACCATATGCCAATTTTTTGACGCTCAATGATATCCCGGGGTTTCATAAAAAACCGATGGGTTATCCTGGGGCATGTTTCTAAAGTCTTTGTGTTGTTGTTGTTGACAATTAAATCTATTGGCCGGATCCACTCAGATACATTGCGGCCCTTATCAGGAGAAAAGAAAGTTTTCTTGAACTCACAACCCTCTATTGGTAAAGCAAGGAGTATCTTGTCAAGCTGTTCCTCCCATTCTTCGTTCTGTTCCAGGAGTTGCCAATTCATGAACTCTTCTATTCTCTTGCCCTGCTCTGCCTTTTCACCTTCAGGATCACGACCGGTTGTTTTCGTACCTACAACCTTTTGGCCCTGGATAGCTGCCGGGTATGCCCTTGCATTGAACTGTAAAGCCGCAATGGTAAGAAGAGGGTATTTAACATTCGATGCACCTTCCCACGGCGTGTTCTTTTGCTCTGATATCTGCAAGGCATGTTTCATTGCCTTTTCTGATATCTTTTTCCACTCGTCCCTGGTGCCGTCATCCTCTTTGGTAAGCTCGACAACATCATTGCCAAGCCGGGTCAAGAAGTCTTCGTCTTTACCAATGGCAATATTCTTGTTCTTTGACAGTTTTATTAGTTTTTCGAGTGCTGTTGGCATATATTTCCTTTTGGGCAACAAAAAAGGGGCAATACAGTGATACGGCACCGTATTGCCCCTTAATTGTTCGGTTAGCGTCTCTAACCTGGCCGGGTTAGATAGCCCAAATTTTTATTTATTTCTTGTTCTTAACTAATTTATTATTCCTAAACCGCCTCTTAACTGTTATGTCAGACAATAACCGGTTAACTGTTTTCATAGCATGTTGTATGTCAATACCTGGATCTTCTTCCGATATCTCAACGAAAATATCTTCAAGCCGTGTTTCCAAGTCTAATCTTTTTTCTTGGAATGTTTTAGCCATTGTTAATATCCCGTTGTCGGATTCCCACCCTGTTTAAGCTTATATTCTTTCACATAATCAGATGTGGCCGTTACTTCGTCCACTGCTATTGCCATGCCTGAAAGAATTAAATACCTGCAACAATTGTGAACTATAACACCATTTTCAACAGCAAATGCGTTTCCTTCAGGAACTTCCATGCAATATGTTGCGCTCTCTTTCCATTCTTTTACGGCTTGACACTTTTCCAGCGCATGACCTGGTACAGGTTTTAGTTTTGACATACTTGTTTTTAATGAATTTGGTTCCACATTCAATGCATGTTCTTTCTTCGTCATCAATACCGGATTTAAACCGCCACTTTGTCTTACAGTTGTTCGAACAGAATCTATTGTTCCCATTGACTTGGGCTGTGTATTCGTAGCCACACCATTCACAAGTAAAGGTTCCTTTCTGGTGAAGTAGGTGCTTAAAGTTCTCGTAATGTTGTTTATGCCACTCTTTGCCATCTTCCCCACCATGCCACTCAGCCGCTTTGATAAGCGCAAGCTCCGGCATTTTTTTACTAATTCCTTTGTGGTGGTGAAATATGCTCAGGACCGAATAAAAGTTCAAGATTATCGTTCTCGTTGTTTGACCGATTGTCGTCTTTGTGGTGGACATGAAACCCTTTTGGGATCTCTCCGTTGTGGGATTTAAAGACAGTCCTATGAAGCCTTTTACCGTACCTCTGGAAATACTTTCCACATAACCAGTAAACTTCTCCATTAAACTCTTGTTGCTTGTCTGATAAGATTGTGATTTGCATGCATTACTCTCCTTTTGTTGGATTGTATGAGTTAATGCATTATAGCAATTCTTTCCTATTAAGTCAACAGCCTTTACCCACCCTTTATCGGTTAAAAACTTATGGTCTTTTGTGCATATGACAGATCCGGTAGCAAACAAAACCTTAACCATTTCCTTTTTTTTGTGTGTCCTTCTACAGTTTTTAAAAGAAACCCACTTCCCGTTTATAGATAACACCATACCGGCTTTACCAACCAAGTCAACTATTCTTACGCTTCCATTGCCTGTTAAAACTCTCGTGTTCGGGTGTAGGCAATCCATTAAATGGTCGTTCTCTTTTACTATCTTACCCTTTTCATCTCGTCTATACAACCTATATTCTTCAAACCAGGGTAATAAACTTTTAAACACCTTGAGCCTGCCCGATACCATTCGCCTAAATACTGCATGTATTCCGGCCTCAACTGCGTTGTCCGACAGGTCAAGGTTGAGGCCCATAGAGATATAAGAGTCAAACAACCTGTGTCCATCCTTCTGACTTCTGCCCCTTGCTGCCGGGTCAATAACCCCTGGTATCCACTTCCCTCTTGCCTGAATCGCGTCAACATGGACAGGAGGCTCCGCTTGAGCCTGTTTATAACAAGACCAAAGATAAACACAATCACTCTGCCTATCCCATGCGCCCCACAAAGCAGCTGTACAATTCCAACCAACATCCAATGCATAAGCTTTCGGCCAAAACGCAGGGATCTCGAAATCATCACATGTGATCCTTTCTTCGACAACCGGATATATAGCACCTGATCCCAATTGAGGTATTCCTTTCGATCTTGCGTCTCTTTGGTGTGGTGGTATTCCTTCCCATAGTTCTTCTTTCATTTCTGTTGTAAGATGAGGACTATCATCCCAGGTAGCCATCACCACGTATTTTGTTTTACTTGTCGCTGGCATTCCACCGTCTTATCTGCTCCCTATTCCTACGCTTCCTGTTTGCAACCTTTCTACGGGTTTTGAAATCTTGTAGTGATTCGTTGGCGTGTCTCTTTTTGCTCATTGTATTCCTTCCTTGTTGTCCTCTGGCTCTCTGCCCATTAACACCACGAAAACATCCCGCAATATATTAAAATCGTTTATGCTGTGCTTAATGTCGTCTTCATGTGCAAGTAGATAATATCTGATAGCGTTTATGGTATCAGTTGGTAGCAGTTCTGTTTCACCGTAAATTGTTTGTGTCTCGATTTCGGGTTCAGACATTGCCTGATAAGCAAAATACCCGCAACCTTGACACTTATCATCTTTGATATCTGTAGAATAGCACTTTGGACACTCTATTCTTTCGCCTTCTTTTCGTGTCGGGTGAAGATTCCATGGCCAATGTCCTTTTGTGATTACTGTCATCATGCACCTACCGTATGCACCCTATAAATGTGATAAATATTGTCTTCGAATTCATGTAGCTCAATTGACCACTCATCGGGATCATATTCAACATTCAATGCAACTGCCAAGCCAACCATATAATGTGTCAAAATAGTTGCAGTTGGAACGTTCTGAGAAGCACACTGAATCATTAGCCATCTATCTTTCCTCTCTGGCAGCATATTAATTGCTTCTTGTATTGCCCATTCGCTTAAATCGCATGGGACTGGAAGTTCTTGGTTATGTATTTCCCTACTCATTTCCTAAGTCTCCCGCCCGTGTGACTTTAGCATTTATCGTTTTAAATACAGTCGGTTGTGAAATTGATCAGTTGGGAGTTTTAAGCTCCAAACTGAAGCTTTTTGTTAATATCACATGAGTTAATCCTGTTCTGTTGTTGTCTTAGCATCTGTCAACTTCCCTGAAGGCAAAAAAGCCATTACTACATCAGATATACCGCGTAAGGGTGTAAATGTCAAGATCATTAAGCCCTCCGTGGTCATTGTCCTGAGCAAACACTCTGCGTATATCTCCATGCTACTTTCCTCATCTAACCAAATTCCGTGCTTGCTTGTGCCTTGGAAAGACTTTCGCTTTTGATCGTATGTTTTGAGTCCAATTCTACTAACTCCGCCAGTGACATGCTTGATTTCAGCGCTTTGGATCGCGTCAGGCACTCCCATTCGTCTTGTATATCCCTCAATAAGCCTGCCAGGAATGATGCCAGTTCCGATATCGTTAATCGGCCCAAATAGTTCGAGCTGGATAATATCTCTAACAGTCTCGCTCGTGTCTCCTGCTGCCCACCATGACACAGGATGGTTGAACCTCCTACCAGGCCACCAATCGGGATAGTTCCCGGTAAGATGGAGAGTGGACTCATAAGCCCCCGCAACAGTCTTGCCAATCCGGTTAGCAGCAATAAGCAACCTTTCCCGGTACGTAATGCCAGCTTCGAAGAACTCCATATGTTTTTTATATTCATGTCTTGATAATGGCCCTTCGTCCGGGAATAGGGTTACTATTTTGTTCTGGTCGATACGTTTGGCTGATTCTTCAAGCAATAGTAAATACTCAATTTGTTCCTTTCTACTTGCCGCCATTTATCTTTTCTTCCAGAACTTCAATTCTGTTTTTAATCTGGTCGTCTGTCATATCTTCAGTCATTGACAACCCAACCTCTTTCTTGTCTCTCCATACGTCTGGTTGCCTGTTCTTCAACCAAAATATCATTGATACTGGATCAGGAGCGTAATGCTTTGTAGTTGGAACGATCAAAGGAATGCCGCTATCATTGAAGATCTTATCCTCTGGATGTTCGTATCCTGTGGCTCTTTCGTACAGTGATTTCTCAACCTTATGATCTGCAATTTTCTTCCAATCTTTTAAGGACTCAAAAAACTTTTGGCTTCTTTTCTTCCAGTTGTTTATGGTTTGCTCTGTTATACCAATGACTTCAGCCATTTCTTTGTCTGTAAATCCTTTCTCCGCAAGCACTTTTAGTTGTCTTTTTATTTCCTTGGTTAGTTTGGTTGGCCTACCCCCTGATTTAGATATTGTGTTTCTGATATTTTTAACAGCCTTTTTCCTTGGCGCCGCTTTCTTTTTAGGAGCTGTCTTTTTCTTCTTTGCTACCATTACTTACCTCACAATGAGTTTCAATATATTGATTTTCTTCATTTATAAATCCTTTCGTTTAAATACGTTTCAATGTGCATAACGACTGATACCAAGACACAGAAAAAGACTATCATACCAACAACTAACCACTGCCTGGCTTTTTCTAAGAAATTTTGTTTCATAGTATCTCCTTAGATTTTGAAGCTTTTGAATAACACTCCTGTTGTCTTTTAGTTTTTGTTCCTGTAATATTTTGTTTTCAATAGCTTTTGATGTTTTCCCACCAGGCAAGAGAGATGCTAAAAACCCGATCAATATCAATGCGATTGCTCCATACACGACTTTTTCAAGTATCTTTACGCGCCACGGCAAAGTTTTGACATTTTTCTTTATCTCTACCACATCTGCAATCAATGGATCTAACTTTGTAGAGACGGTTATCAATAAGTCATGCTCTTCTTTTTCCATCATCTCCCCATATGAGCTTTTCTAACCCAAATCTTAACAACCCCTGTGGCTGAATTAACAGAGTTATTAGTTATGTTTAGAGTTAAAACAGAATTAACCCAGCTTTCACCATATGCCGTACCTATTTTGGGTGTTTCTCTTTCTGTTACGTAATTGGCGAAAATATTAGAAAAAGACTGTTTAAAATCATCGGAAAACGGTATTTTAGTGTCTTTGAATCCATTTATTTTTAAAACCTCAATGGCGGCTAATATAGCAACAATTTTATGAGGTTTAAAAACTTTTTCCAACCACCCATATCTGAAAGAAAAAGTTTGGTGTCCTGAAAATTTGGCCAATCTTTTACTCATAAAAATCCTTTTTCAACTATGAAAACAGCAAGCAAATCTGAACTTATATTCCCTGCATCTTATTAAAATCAAATACTTATATGGTCCATCACCACGCTTTTTATTTGGTGCATTCTTATTGTCGAGTAGTCTTACCAATAATTGATATGCCATAATTAATTATACCCAAAACTCGCTTCACCGTCCCAACCAACCCAATAATAAATACTATCCGAAATAGGTTGATTAGTCTGGTAGGTTATTGTTAAATTTGTCATTTCGTTAAATACAAACCTCCAAGGATAAGTCCCAGGTTCAATGGACTCATATGCCGTTTCTAATGCCTCTATCTTGTCCGAGCCGACGAAATAACTTTTAAATTTTTCCCATAAATCCATTTCAATCTTTACATCAACAATCTCAGTTCCAATCGGCAAATGTTCAGTCACCCAACCCTTTGCCGGCTTGTTTGCGGTTAATGTAATCGTACATACGTTACCGCTAAAGCTATGCACGATTGTTAAGGGTTTGAAGGCACATTTACTACCTTGTCTACCAAAACAGTTTCAGTTGTCTCCACCAACCTAACATTTACATTTACACTCTCACCTTCAACAACCTGTGATGTGATTACAGGAGTTTCACCTTCTGGTGTTAGCGTAGTTACTATAGTTGTTTCCGCATAAACCACACTTCCCATAAACAAAATCAATACTGTTAATAATATTCGTTTCATTTTACCCCCAAAATAAAAAGACCGGACCGGCGTCGCTCCGATCCGGCCTTAAAAAAGAACAGAAAATAGTCTTTATGATATAATGGGAAACCAAATAAGTCAACATATTATATTAAACAATAATTCAGGGTCAATGTTAACAACCCTCAAATGTATATGAGGCGTCATGCCATGATACTTTGCTCCAATATCCTGTGCATGTCCTATGATGTCACCTGCCTGATGTCACCCACCCACGGCATGTATTCGGCTAAAATACCAAATCTTTATATCTATTTGTGGATTATGAATATATACCCCTCCGTATTTACGTGATCCGGAATAAGGATATGAATCCCTGGTGATATACCCATCAACCGGCATAAGAATACATTGTCCCTTTTCACATTCGAAATCTAATCCATTATGAGTTCTGGTTCCTCTTGCGGTTCCGTGATGACCGTCACCCTTGGCATCCATTCTGACTTTACCACCTGTCGGGTTTATAAAAATCAAGTCTTTAATGGTTTTGATTCCTTGTATCATAATCCCCCCTATTTAGTTGTTAAATGCCACCAACCACGGCAAACTTTACACTGATAAGCCCTACAAGTATTAGACTTACAAATCCTTCGCCTCATAAACTTAATACCAAACTCAAGAGCGGCGGCTTTTGTTTTGTATTTTCTTTTTATGCAGCGTTTTGTCTTTTTAGAATTCTTCATATTGCCAAGTCCCATTCTTCCATTGGATTGCAATGAATTTAAACTCGGGGAACATTTTAGCAGCCATTTTTATCTTTACCCGGGCATCATCCTCCCAGAAGCCTTTGACCTCATGTAACTCTATGTGTTCATTGGTAACCACATAGAAATCAGGAGTATAAAACGTTTTTTTGGCAAGCCTGAGTTTTAAAGCCTCAAACTCATATCGAACAATACCACCAATCATCTGAAGTTGCTTTAATTGGCCAGAGTACCTTTCCTCTGTTTTGTTCATCTGTCCGGGCTTTGGTTGCTGCCTTGGCCTTGCGTAACGCCTCGTGTTTTTCATATCAAAACCCCTTTAGTTTTAGTTGCTGCGTTCAAAGTATGGTTTCACTTTTACTGCTCCTTTGGGTACATTCTTTCTTTCTTTGAATGTCTATCTGTCTGTAAAGATTATCTGTTTTTTTAGAAGCACTCATTATTGCCTTGCTTTCATTGAGATATTTTCGCCATTTCTTCTCATATGGTTCCATCTTTTTTAGCCAATAGAGCTTTTCTTCTGTGTTGGTTGTGGCATTGCATTTTTTTGCATACTCGTCACGCTTATGAAAGTTCAAAGATTCCCCATATTGTATATTTGCCCTGCGCCTTTCCTGTAAGCTCTTTTCTTTTTCATTCCAGCGTAAAGATAGAATCTCGCTTTTTTTAGGAGGATGGTACATGTATGATACCTGACCCCGAACCCACGTAATAAGTTCTTTTTTTGTCATTTCGTCGAGAATATCCATGTTACTGCTCCTTATACCTAAAAGTCCGGTCCATCATCTTGTGGTTCTTGTTGTTCGGGCATCCCTTTGATTTTTTCAGCTATGAACCGTAAATTCTGAATAGCTTCGTCTTTTGTTTTGCCCAGGAATACCTTAACCGGTACTGCTTTTGCGGATGGCTCTTTGTTGTACTGAGGATACGCCCAATCTGCCCATATACCTTTGTCGTTTTGCTTCGCCCTTACAATCGCAAAGCCATCGTATGTGTCCAGTGCTATCCCTTCTTGATACTGTGTATTCGTCATTCTGAAGTCTTCTAAATTAATTCCCATTGTTCCCCCTTTATGGTTTTTTATAAATGCCCTCATCAATCAACTTATCAACAATAAGTGATAGTTGTCTATTGTGGGGCAGTAAGGTTAGTTTGCCAGCAAGCCAATATCTAAATTTAATTACCATCTTTTTCATACATCACCTGATTTTCGTCTATTTGTTTTTGACAATCGTCGCAAACTTCTTTCTTGCCTTCATATTCACATAAATAATTATACGGTTTTGAGCAAATAGGACAACTGCCTTCTGTTTTAGATTTCTTCATAATTACCTGTATATTTATATTTTAGAGTTATTTGTCCAACCTTCCCAATTTCCTTAAACCGTATCTTTTGTACATAAACGTCTGTGGTTTTATTGTCATAATCTCTATGCACACATATTCCATTGTCAGCTTTATTCCTCCAATTCGCACCACCCGATATGTCATACATTGTTGGTGGGTCATAATCCCCGGCATTATTCTTTCTTAACTTTGTTGGATGAGCAACAACCCATACGTGTATACCGTTAAACCTTGCGAATCGTCTTATTTTAGTGAGTTCTTGAGATATGTATTGAGTCTCTGAAAGGTTTTTAAAATCATGCTCAACTTCGTTCCAGGGATCTATGACAAGCCCATTAATACCGTACTGTAGGCACAAAATCCTTGCATATTTCAATATAGTATCTACAGACAACAATTCATCATCAGGAACAATAAATTTATAATAATCTTCAAGGTATTTTATCGTTTTTAAAACATCACCCCTTGTCATCCTTTGACCGTACATAGATTTATGGAATGATTTGTTCATAAATTTTTCTGCCAATGTCTGAACGTGTCTTTGAATCGGCCAGTTTTCAGGGGAAAAAATACCAAATCGCCATTCTTTCTGAAACATTAGATTTGTCATTAAAGCATCGACAAAGTTACTATTGTGTGTTGGAGTAAACCCTCTGCCAGCCAAAAATAAACTATTAACAGAATCAACTTGGATGCATTTCACTGGAACGCTTTTGGTTTTTTCACATCCAATTATTGCATTCCAATTGTTATAATTCTTACAAAATACTTGTCTTTTTATTTTTCTTTCTAATTTAAATGTTTTAAAAATAGGCGAAAATGCTACAGTATAAACATATCCACATTCTTTACCGTTTAATTTCGCTACTTTTTTTCTTATACTCGCCATGCATCCCGTACCCCTAACAAGCTCCAAAACATCATATGCCAATTGTTTATTTGTAGAATAATATTCACACCCACCTTTCTTCCCACAATAACCGTCCGTATCCATCAACCCCTTTAATAATTCTTTCCTTTGTTTTTCGTCTGATCTTAAATATTTAATTGGGATATGCTTATTGCCATAAGTATTTAATTTCCTTAAATACTTAACAATACCACTTATTCCATAACTATATTTACCAGACCATTTTTTTGTTTTATACCCGTCTTTTTGAATGTTTAATATAATATCGTAATCAGCAGTAGTAATTTGACCATTTTTAGATGTTCCATCGCCAAGCCATGCTCCGAATGTGTATGGCTTTATTTCTAATGTTTTAGAATTACACTTAATAGGCTTAGATATTGGTACGCTATGATTTTTTCTTTTGCCATTTTCAACAAACATAGTTTTTGAAATTAATTCTGTAGTTTTTATAGATGGAAATGTTTTTTTATACGTTTGGTCTGTACCTTTTAATTTTAATGTTTTTCTACTACCCCTCTTTGATATAGTATTCCTGTTGCTTATTCTTGCTTTGTCGTCTCTGGTTAACCAATTATGATCAGCATCGGCAACAATATTGCTCCCATCCCTAAACATTAAAGAATAACATGTGTGATTTTTCATAACTGCAGAAACATTAATAACATTACACTTGTCACCGTTCTCGTCAAATAAAACATCCCCCACTAAAATATCCGACATTTTTTTCCACCCATTTGGGGTAGGGATATCCGTATTGATAGCAATTGCTTTGCCCGAACTCGGTATTCCTGTTACTATTGTCATTTCGCCCTTTCTCACAGTATAAAGGCTGTCCAGGCTATCCCACCCTGTTTTCTCGCCACCAGAAATACCGTTATCATATTCATGTAAGAGAACGTCTGTCAGATCTACAGACGAAAAGATTCCATTTACAGGAAATGGCCTTGCTTTAATTATCGCTGTTTCAACCGCAGCTAAGCCTTTTTTAACAAGAATATCATTTGCGTCTTTGCATCCTTCTGGATATTTTAAGAGATAGCATTTCTCAACGCCGATCCGTCTACCTAATTCCTGGGATACCAATTTGCCAGGAGCGTCATTATCACCTGCGATTACGACCTTTTTAAATTTCTCAAAAAGTTTCTCTGTGCCTTTCAGGAAGTCAAATTTAGTATTAAAGTTCTTTGTTCCTTCGGATGGGGCTCCGTCTGGTATGCTCACGGATTCGAAACCGGCTGTTAGGCAGGATAAAGCATCAATCTCACCCTCTGTTATCACCAAAGTATCTTTTGTTGATCTCATGGCAGATTCGAGCCTGTAGAAACATTTAAACCCGCCCTTTTCTTGCCTGAAGTCCTTTTCTCTTGTTCGATATTTTATATTTACAACAACGCCGTCTTTATAAAACGGGAACTTAACCCATGTTTTATCAAATTTTGTTTCATATCCTATGTTCTCGGAAGTTAATATGCTGTTCGGAATACATCTTCCTTTGAAATATTCTTTTATAGGATTCGGCAATTCTGTTGTCTTGTATGGGATAGGTTTAACATTGTCCTTATTCAGCCCACCAGACCATCCACAGTGCTTGCACTCCCACACTTGCTTATCTACATTTACCGCAAGACACTTATCGGTTTTCTTTTTTCTATCATGAGAACATAGTGGACAAATAGCTCTTGTCTCACCAGAAGAAGCGGATATATCTATGTTGAAGTCTGAGAAATTCATTAGAATGCCTTTTTCCATTTTGGTATATCTGTTTTTGGTTTTGATTCTTTAACTTCCCCAACAACCCACCTTAATATCGCATGATAATCTGATTTATATTTTTTCCCATTAGACATTTTATAATTATTTAATTCTTCAATAAATTTTTCTGTTGTTGGCTCACCATGATCGCTTATTAATTTCTTGTGTTGTTTTTCTGTAATCTTTACGCAATCTAAAAATAATATCTTTGATGGTTGCTTTTCTTCTTTCTTTTCTTTCTTAACCTTCTTGTTAGTGGTTGTTGGCTGGTTGTCTGTTGGTTGTTGGCTGGTTGTTGGCTGGTTGTCTGTGTCTGTGTTTATATCATAAACATCTGAATTTACTAATTTTGCTATTGTTCCTTTGTTGGTTGTCCTTGTGGTTACAAAACCCCACGCCTCAAGATTAATCAATGACGCTCTATATTTTTGTCTTGTTAATCCAATGTTTTGGAAATCTCCTATCATGGCCTCACCTGGTTCAAGATTATTGACATTGAATGTTTTCTTTCTTCTGGCCCTATATGCTATTTGAGTTAAAAGAATAAAAGAGTTGTTGTCTTTCATTAATTCGAAAGTAGCTTCAGACCGCTTTAGTTTGATCCACGTATCAGACACAATGACCCCGGATAGAAAAGCACAGGATAGACCAAGCGATAGGCAGCCATGCCCCTAAAGATCTATTTAGCCCTGTGCTTTTCTATTTGAGAAGTAAATTTTATTTGTTTGATTTTCATGGCTGTAGAATTCGCTTTTTTTAAAAGATTCTTAACAATATAAAATTTTTAGATGTTTGTCAAGGGTTAATAAGCGCCCTTTACCTCATTATCAATTCCAACTGGTTCGTATATTGAAAACCCTAAGAAATAAATTGGCGCAACTATTGTTTCACATAAAATTATTGACCACACAACATTTCCAATAACTAACCGATATTTAATGTCTTCGTTTTTTTGTTCTTCCATGTTAAAAAGTCCGTATGTGTTATATTCAACACCATCAATTATTTTTCTTTCTGCACACCCAAATAACAATACCAAATTAATTATTAATACTATGGCCATAATCTTTTTCATAATACCTCCGTTGTTCATTTGTGGTTGTTAAAGATTCTCAAACTCATCTTTGGTTAAATTTCTTCAGGGTATAGCTCGTTTAGTTTTGATAGGGCCAGGTTTGTGACTTCTCTGGCATACATCTTTCCTAATGCTTCATTCACTGTGTTGACCCATTTATAGTAAGGCGATTCAGTGGAGGTGCACGAAAAGGCACCCCAATCTATCAAACACGTATCGCAACAAAAGTTTGCAAGAACACATACAGCGCACGCATATTTTATACCCAATGCGGCCATAGCAGTATGTTTATCGCACCCATGAATCGCCGTATAATCCCAAATCTCTAACATCATAAGCAGTGCTTCTTTGTCTGTCATTTATCACACCTCTCTTTTTATAGCCTTCTCTTTGACTATGTTAAAAATATCTAAGAATAACTTACGTTTCATTGATTCAGAATCGAATAGCCTACGCTTAGCTACTTTCTCGGATGTTATTCTATCAATGTATGAAATGTTGCTCTTTCGCCTTTCTGATTTCATTTACACCTCATTTCTTTAATAGTATACACAGCGCAGCATACAGGCATTTATGGCGATCTTTTCCATGCCACTCATCACGTACATGCCAATTGTCTATATATTTTACCAATGCTTTTTTATTCAACCCTTTGATATATATTCTTTCATCACGGGTTGTGTGGTCTGTTCTTTTTTCTTTCACTTCAAGCCTCCCCTTTTGTGTTTCTCTACCGCCTCTGTCATGATCCTGGCTATCTCCCATTCGATAGGACGAAAGCCATCCTTCGCCATTTCTTGGATATCTGCAAGAAGATGAGGGTGTCCAAGTTCCTCAAAAAACCTATCTACTTGCGTTTGCATAGTACCCTTAAATCCGTCCTGAAGAACACCTGGATTATAGGTGTGAATGTCCTGGTTTTTTGACATAGCTTTTTCCCTCCCTTTTGGTTTTTGTTTACCACCACGCTGATCGTCAGCGTAAATCGGTATGTTGTTTTTCAGTCTGTACCTTACTTTTCCGTAATGTGGGACACAGTACCCCTTACATAGTTTGTATGTCTTACTGCATCCAGGGAAGGCACAGCTTATAGGTGGTGGTTCCACAGAGCCAGGTTTAACATGCTTCTTAATATTTTCCGCAACAAACTCAGGTGTGTAGCAACCGGCAACCTCCCCATCTTCAAGATGCTTTTTCCGTAGATGACAACTCATGCATTCGGGTCTGTTTTTATCACCACCGAGCTTGTGCCAATCGCAGGCAAGGCATGGGCTTCTTGTATCACTCATATCTCCCCTATTCAAAAATAATCAGCCTACGAACATTAACATTCAAGGACTTCGCAATTGCCAGTTCATCTTTTGATCTTGCATCAGAGTTAAGCCTTTTCCAAAACACTTGCTGCGTAACACCTATTTGTTTCGCAAGCCACGTTTCAGACCGATCCATTTTTTTCAATAGTCTTTTTATTTCAGGTACATTTAACTTAGCCATATTTACCTCCATGTTTTTCTGCATTATCGCAATTTACCATGCTTATGTCAACAACTAAATTAATTTAACATCAACCACTTTTTCTATTGACAATAACATTCCATTGTTTTATACTTCACCCATGATCAAAAACAATCACAGCCAAGTACCAGCCCGAAACCTCGAAAGAGGCGTAAACCTGAAGCATCATATACATTGCGTATTGATCAGTAAGGTTAGATTGTTATTCGCTTCAAAAAACTTTCCATTAACCTCTTATTAAGGAGTCGCTTATGAAACTTCGTTAAGGCACCGAAATTAATATGCACTGGGTTTCCTCCCGCCGCTTGTGATGCGGTGGGAGTGGAAAGAGGTTTAAGTGGGTTTTACCAACTAAGGAGATTAAAAAATGGGAGACAGGGGCAATATTATTGTTAAATCAAAAGATGAACAGGTTTGTTTGTATTCACATTGGAACGGATCAAAATTACCAAAAATATTACAGGGCGCAATGAATCGTGGTAAGGACTGGCTCAATGATTTCCAATATTTCACACGCATTGTTTTCTGCGAGATGGTTAAAAAAAATCCTGATAGTTTAACTGGTTATGGAATAACTCAAGTTGTTCATGATGGCGGAAACAAGGTGGTTGTTCTGGATTTAAATAGAGAAACTGTAACCTTAAACAATAAGTCGGCACAAAGCTATGATGATTTTTTAGACAGTAAACCCACCTGGTAATTTTAACAGGCCAGTTGTGTAATTGGTAACACTCGTTGTAGCTACTCATGGCGTACTTGGGAGGTTTGTCCTAACACGAATTGAGATCGACGAATCCCGCTTCGAAAACGGGCTGGCCTGACCAACTAATGGAGGAATGAAATGGACACATCAAAAGAATACATAAAAATGTGTGACTGTGATGATATTCAAGGTTCGTGGATACCGATAAACGGTGATTTTTATTTTTATAGTTCAAAACATAAAAACAAAGTAGATGTATATATGTTGGATATACGTAATAGTTATACAGAGGTTTTTTTATGTAGACAATACGCGCTATGGTTACCACGCCAGGATCAGTTACAGGATATGTTTCCCTGTAACAAAAATACATTCCTCAATTTAAACCATAAATTAAATATGTTTTTAAAGCACACGTTAGACCCGATACAATATTATTTTATAGATTCGTTTGAAAAGGCGTGGTTAATGCTTTTTATGTGGGAGAAACACAAAAAGAAATGGGATGGTAAGATATGGGTAAAATAACAGGAATTATCATAGAAGCTACATGCAATTTCATTAACATGTGCGGGTTTGTGTTAATGGTTGTAGTTTTCTTTGGGTATCCATTGTGGCGCTGGTAAATAATCAAGAGACAGTCCGGACGTGAAAAACTCATATATCTTCCGTGGCGTGTGCCTGTAGATCATAGGCCATGGCGAAACTTCGGGTCGTCCCCAGGGGGAAAGGTAAGATTCTGTCTCTATCTTTTAATTAATACAGTATGTTAAGGAGCAATAAAATGACCACACTTCAAAGGATAGAAGCCGAACGCCGGCTATTTGCCGAAAGAGTTAAAAGGATTTTACCAGATGGCTATTCAGAAAAGAATATCACCGTAGATGTTTATTTGCACGCCGATGATCACAACGCGAACTTTTCGTGTGAATGGGACATCCAGAGCAACGATGGAACTGTTTGGAAAGCATCGCCTAAATCTATGGGCGGGACATCAATTTTTTTGACAATTAAATAAAGGAGGTAGGCATGAACGAAAACGCACGGGTTATTGATATCGGGGAAGGATCAGCAATTGAAAAGTACAATTTCAACGTAGAGGAATTGAAAAACAGAGTAAAAGAAAGCCTGGAAGTGGTTGTTGTGGAAGGAGATACAAAATCTCTGGACGCTGCAAAGAAAGATCGAACGGCTTTTGTTAGCCAAAGAACATCTATCGATAAACGCAGGTTGGCTTTGAATAGTGGCTATAAAGAAAAAATAGGCATGAACAACAATGCTGCAAAGTTTCTAACCGCTATCCTTGCACCAGGAGAAGCGCACCTTAAGGGGATCGTTAAGACAGAGGAGGACAGAAAGGAACTAATCAAGCTTGAGGCTGAACGCATTGAAAGAGATAGGGTCGATGCTATCCAGGACAACATAACCTGTATCCGAAAGATGGTTCTTGGACTCAATGGCCTGGATTCTACACAATTGAAGCAATTGTCAACAGATGTTTCAGACCTTGTTATCACATCGGCTGAGTACCAGGAGTTTAAAATGGAAGCGGATGAGGCTAAAAGAGAAGCCTTGATGTCTGTCCAAACCGCTTTTAATGACCAGGTAATTGTTGAATCGGAGGAAGCGAGACGAGTAGAAGAGGATGCAAGGCTGAAAAAACAGGCTGCAGATCAGAAGGGCGAAGCGGATCGATTAAAAAAGATTCAAAATGATATCGAAGCAGACCTGAAGATCGTAAATGCACAGAAAGCAGAAATTGAGCAGACTAGGAAAGACGAGGCTGACAGAAAGGTGAAAGAAGAAGCCACAAGGTTGTTTAAAATAGAAAGCACCAAGAATGCCCGATTTGATGCCCTAAAGGAGGTTGGCCTTTTATATCCTCTCGACGATCTCGGAACGATGCCAGATGATTCTTTCACAAAACTTTTCACTGAAACCAGTAAGATTTTCCAGGAAAAAGAAAAAGAGGCGGCTGAAATAGCCAGGAAGAAAAAGGATGCCGAAGAAGCCAAGATCCGGGAAGATGCAATTGAAGCAGAAAAGAAACGTGCAAAAGCAAAGGCCAATCATGATGAAGCCGTGAGGGTTCAGAAAGAGAAGGACCTTGAAATTGAAATGAAAAAAGCCGAAGCATTGAAACCAGATCGCAAAAAACTATCAGATTACATGATTTCTATTACAGAAGTGCCTTTGCCGAAACTTACCTGTGAGAACGCCGAAGAAATAACGGATAAAATCAGCGGTATCATTTTGGACATGCGGCATAGTGTTAACAATATTTCCATGCTTTTGAAGTAATTCTTGACTAAATCTTATAAATCGTGTATTCTGAAAGCTCAACAAATGAGGAATAGGTTAGCTACCGAAAAGCTGGAAATCCTTGCCAGCTTTCCTCATACTTCTCAAGGAATAAACTCGAAGGAGGTTTATGTGTCTGATAAAAAACTCACACAGGAAAGACTCAAAGAATTATTACATTACGATCCAGAAACAGGTGCTTTTACTTGGAAGGTTAGCTGCAAAAATACTGTTAATGCCGGAGATGTGGCCGGGTCTGTCTATAAAGATACTGGCTATAGATACATAGGAATAGATGGAGAGCTGTACAAAGCCTCAAGGTTGGCGTGGTTATATGTATATGGACATTTACCAAAACTTGAGATAGACCATCGCAACAGAACAAGAGACGATAATTCATTAACCAATCTAAGAGATGTTTCAAGGCAGTTCAATATGAGGAATTGCGATATTAGAAAAGATAATAAATCTGGAATCACAGGAATTTGTTGGCATAAAAAAAGGGGAAAGTGGAATCCTCAAATTAGAATAAATTGTAGAAATATTAATCTTGGATATTTTACATCCATAGCAGAGGCTGCAAATGCAAGATGGAAAGCAGAGATAGAATATGGATATCCTAATTCTAAAACAACATCTCCGGCTTATTTATATTTAAAAGAAAAAAATCTAGTATAGGTGCAAGAAGATATGGGGTGAAGTACGGCCTGGTTTTGAGAAGTTCTAAACTAAAATAATACAGGAGAAATGATATGAGCGAAAATAAGATATCTGACAAACGCCTTGAAGAACTTGAAAGATCAGAAGCAAAACTAAATGCACTTGAAGCAGGCGGTGTAGATAATTGGGAATGGTACGACGAATCCCTAAAAGAGTATCGAGAAGAAAACGAACTTACCGAGAAAAAATCTGCCCTTATAGATGATCTTGAAGCAGTCTTCGGGGAATGTGCATACGAGCCATCTGAACACGGGGCAGGCATTGCCTTTAACGATGATAGTAGAAGTGAAGTGTTTAAGGTTCTTTTTGATCATAAAGTAATTTTTGAAAAGGAGGTATAGAATGAGCGAAAAAAGCCAAACCACAGAAGAAACCGAACCAATCAAGGAAGCTGTGACAACAGACCTTGATAAATTCGATGAGCGAAGTATTCAGCCAGCGCCGGTTCAGCCGACAAATATAATGGAATACGCAATTCAAAGAAACCTTTCCCCTGAACAGATCGAAAAGTTCTGGGAGATACAACAGAAAATTGACAAAGAAGATGCAAGAAAAGAATACAGCGCCGCGATTGTCAGAACTCAATCTAAAATTAAAAAGGGTATAAAAAACAGATTTAACGATCAAACCAAAAGTGGCTATGCTGACCTTGAGTCAATTTGCAGAATGGTAACACCCATACATACAGAAGCGGGAATTGCGCTGTCTTTTTATGAGGGTGATTCACCAAAAGAAGGCATGATAAGGACATATGTAGATATTCTCCATGAAGGTGGTCACACAGAAACGAAATTTATGGATTTTGAGATAGACAATAAGGGGATAAAAGGAACCGTGAACAAAACCCATATACACGGGAAAGGCTCGACTTTCTCATATGCGAGAAGATATCTTACGTGCATGGTGTTCAATATACCAACCGGCGATGATGATGATGGAAACGAAGCAGGCAAACCCGCCCCAGTCGAACTAATCTCAAAAGAACAACTAATTGACCTAAGATCTCTTTGCGAGGGACACGGATTCCCGGCTGATAAAACACTTCAAAAACTTGCAGAAAGCTGGAAGCTGTCAAAAATTGAAGACATGCATTTATCCTGGTACGAAAAAGCAGTGGAGAAAATCAATGCCAGAGCAAAACACTAAGGAGTGGGATGATATAAGGGCTTGCAAGATTACCGGGTCCAGATTCGGTGACGTTCTTGCAGCACCCACCACCAAAAGATATAAAAATTACATGCAGGAAATCATTGATAATATTATGGGCGTTCCTTACTTTGATGATGATAAACCTTGGTTCCGTCACGGCAAAGAATGGGAAGCACAAGCAAGAGCAGAATACGAATTCCAAACTGGACTGGATGTTGAACAAGATTTCTTTTTTGTGCATCCAGAAATACCATATGTCGGGTGTTCTCCTGATGGACATATTAAACCAGATGGCAACTTGGAAATAAAGAGCCACAAGGGAATACCGGAGCAAATAAAATCTGTATTGCCCTCAGCGAATAAACCGCAAGTTTACGGGCAAATGTGGATTACTGGCAGGAAGTGGACAGACTTTGTAGATTTTTACAAAGATGAATACACAGAAGACACAGCGATTAATATTTTACGGGTACTTCCTGACGAAAAGTATTTCAAAAAGCTCGAAACTGCATGTTGTGCGTTTTGGGGAAAAATACAGGATCGATTGCCTAAACATTTGAAATCTAAACAAGGATAAAAGAATGAGCAACACAGCCGACCTAATATCAAAACTCATAGCCAAAACAGAGCAGAATATAATCAAGAACGCTGGAAAGTTGGCTTATGAAACAGTTCTGAAAATTAAATACTTGGACAAGTCAGGGGTTTTTCGGTTCAAGAACCATGAACTTTTGGATAGTATGATGCCGGAGGATTAATAGTGAAGTTCTACGGGGTAAAAAAAGGCGACAAATACACACTGTTCAAGTCGAAGACATACGACACGTTCAAGATATCTCTGAAGGACGGGCCTTTCGTTCTGGATCTCAAGGCAGGGAGCAAGAAACGGTCTTTGCCACAGAACGCTTATTATTGGGGAGTGGTCATAAAAGAACTTGGAAATCATTTCGGATATGAACCACAAGAAACACATGAGGCTCTGAAGTGGGAATTTCTAAAGATCAAAAATGATAACCGAAAACTACCAGACACAGTGAAAAGCACTGCCGATCTTTCGACAAAAGAGTTTATAGAATATTTGGAAAAAATAATTAGGTGGGCGGCTATTGAGTTTGGGATCGTTCTTCCTGATCCTGAAGAAGTTTGATAAAAGTTCTTGCCGTTAACGTGAATTTGAATCTTTTGGCCACATATGTGGCCAAAAGCTTAAGGCATGTTGCGCTTTGCCGTTTTTAAAACCGGAAAGAGATTGAAAAACATTTACGATTGTTATTGACTCTTGCGACAAAAAGGCATATGTTGATTCTAAACACTAACAAAAGGATTGGCATATGAAAGAAGTTGTTACTATTTTAGACAACGAACCATTGGTAGGCACATATTCAATTGCAAAGGGATTCGACAAAACACACAAACACGTCTTGGGTCTGATAGAAAAATATGAATCCAGATTTATAAACTTTGGCCGTTTGAAACGGCGAAAGATTAAGACAAAAGGAAGGCCTATTGAAGAACTTTTATTAAATGAAGGGCATGCACTTTTCTTAGGTTCTTTGTTCAGAAACACAAACGATACTATTTTAGACTTCAAAGAAAGACTTTCAAAAGATTTTGTTAAGATGAAAGATTTGCTTGTAGCAATACAATCTCAAAAATCATCTACCGAATTCATACAGGCAAGAGACTTCGGGAAACAGTCGAGATTAACAGAAACAAATACTATCCAGGATTTCATATCATACGCAAAGGCACAAGGAAGCAAAAACGGAGATCGTTATTACACATCAATAACCAGAATGATGAATGGGCTTTTATTCATAGTTGAGGGTAGGTTTAAAAACCTAAGAGACGTTATGTCACCATTGCAGCTTATGACCGTAAGTTCGGCAGAACAAATAATTACCAAAGGGCTGAAAGATGGAATGAAAAAAAATGTTTATTATAAAGACATATATCAACTGGTTAGAAAAAATGTTGAAATATTTGCAGACCTACATGGCAGGAGCGAGGTGATAGAAAAAGCATTGGTAGGAACAATCGCCTAACCAAAGAATAAGTGAAAGGAGCGTTATGGTTAAATCTTACCAAAAACCCAAAGCATTCACATCAGCGAAATACAAGAAGCACGTCAGATCTTACCCCTGTCTATATTGTTGCGACACAGACAATATACATTGCCACCACGAACCAATTGCAGGGCGTGGGATGTCTAAAAAGTGCAACGACTCTGAGACAGTTCCGATGTGTCAGTTTTGTCATAACGAAAGACACTTAAAGGGGAAAATAACATTCTGGTCACAGGCGGTTAGTCTTGATGGAGTAGAGGAAAAACTTAAATTGATTTATATAAACGAATGGTTATCGAGACAGATAATTAAATACTTGACCGACTATTTAAAATGATAGAAAAAAACAAAATAATAGCTGAAGAGATCCTGGCAGGGAAAAGCATGAGGCAGGCAGCTAATGACCACAATTTAAGCCATGGTAGACCGTGGCAAATCTTCCATAAATATTGTCAAGAAAGGTTGTTTTTCTATGAATACGATGCGGCTAAAAAGTCAGATAATCCATTGTATTCTTTACGGAAAGCGTTGGTTACGAGGTTTATTAGGGTCTAGACAAAAAGGCGGTACCTGAAATGGAAGATGATACTAAAAAAGACAAAATCTACACCCTAAAATGCACAACCTGTGGACATGAGGACAAGTATTATATCAAAAACGTAAAACAGAAGCAATTTACTTGTGACCGATGTAAGACTGTGGTTGCTTTTAGTTAGTGGAAAGGAGGGTTGTATGGACTTGGTAGTTCAAAAATTAAAAGATAAAGACGGCTTTCTCTCATTTGTTATATTTGAACGCGGAAATTTTTCAAAACCTATTTTGTTTTTAACGTCACCAGAGGCGGAGCCAACAACATGGTTGGTAAAGCCACAGAAGATACCATGTGTACTTTGTGCGGTAAAAGAAACAAAAAACTGGGTAATGAGCGTCTATGTTGGGCCTGCGAAAGAATAGCCGACGAGTTTGATTATAACGTATGCGGGTGTTCTATATAAATGCAGAACATAACGGAGAAAATAACATGATAACGGGCTTTATATGTGGACCAAGAATCTACGAATATGACGGTTGGTTTTTTGAGGACAGTGCATGTTCTGGCCCATGGCCTTTAAAAAAGGATGGTGAGCAGAGAGAACGCGCCGGAAGAGTGTTTTACAACATGTATGATAAATTCTATAAATTATCAAAAGAAGATAAATTAAAATATCGTGTTGGCGGCGGTTGTATCCCGATTCGATAAACAAAGCATAAGGGAGCTTTTGCATGGATGGATTAAAATGTCCTAATTGTAAATCGAAGGAATTAACACACGAATACCTCGAAGCGAAAAGCACAACGACCGGAATTACAAAAGAAATATACCGATGTACTTCTTGCGGTCAAGATATTCGTGCAACATTTAAGTTGGTTGACATAGAAAAGTTCTTTTAACAGACGCAAAAGAGAATAGTCAATGAGAGTTTATTATTTTGGGTGTTGGGAAATGATGGGCCATTACTTAAAAGACCATAATGGCAAACCTGTTAAGTATTATGATTCACAAGTCCTTCCAAGGCAACAAATAGACGGGGTGTTGTGTCCACAAGATACGCAAAAAGAAGGCGTGGTTAAAATTCATCATAAAAGTGGATGGACAGCCGCCGCATTCTGGGATTATTCATTTGACCGCAGACCAGGAAGCAATAGTGTTTTATTTGTTGAAGACATACTTGATATTACCAACATTATAACCGAGTTTAAGAACACCTTTCCAAAAATTTACAACAGATTTAATTTTGAGTTGGTTGAATGGCTTATACCGGAAGAGGGAATACAAGAACCAAAATAACTATTTGTGAGTTTTAATAAGCGCAGGGCGCAAAGGAGGAATATGTATAAATTGTGGATTAGAGACAATATTGAATTATGTGATTATCTTTGTGACGAGGACACATATGAGTTTTATTACAATATATCTACTGTAATTAAATTATCAAAAACAGCCCACAATTGGTATGGGTATTATAGATTTTAAATAGCAGGGCGCAAAGAAGAAAATATGCAATATATTATTCTAAGAGTTATTATGCGCTCTGCCACGTACCTGTTTGGCTTAATATAATCCATCTGTTTATTGCAGTTATATATTGCATCCTACACATAACATATCTTTCAGATGTTGTGTTTTTCCAATCCGTATCAACACTAAGACTGCCTATACTATTAATGGCTCCAGGGTTAACAGATATGTCAAAATCAGCGACCTTTACAAACGTATACTCATCGCCATCATTTGGAGAAGGTGGTAATGACCAAATGATGGCATCTGCATCACCCCTATTTGAACACAAGGCCCCTGTTTCAGAACTAAGCAGTTGATAATCTGCCGTCTTCCGTAATTCTGTATGCGGCCCTCGATAATTCTTTACAATATCTAATTTATCATACCTTACACCAGTTACTTTATCCTGAACTTGAGTTAGCCAGTCGGTGTCTGGATCTGCTGCTGTTATACCGCCAGAACTGAACGTATTGTATCTTTGGTTTGCTGTGCTGGTTTCATCGTCTACCGATCTCTCATATGGCTGGATTGACCCGACAACGTGGTTTCTTATTGCGTTTTGAGTCCCACCTCCGAAATTGTTTCTAAATATATATTCCTTCCCTCCACCATTCGTGTCTAAATCGTGGGATATGTTTCCTATAAAAGTACCATTCGTGTATTCCACATCATACATAGCCACATGCCCATTAGCTACTGTTATACATTGATGATGGTTAAGAGACGCAAGGAAAGTCGAAACAACCCCCCTCGTTCTGACACCTGTTCGGCACTCATTGAAATTGCAACTCTGTACTCGCCAGCCATTAGCTGAACCGAATGTTCTACCTGCTAAATCTTCCTGTTGTCCTTGCAGTAAAACACCTGTTGCCAAATCTTGAAACCAACAATCGTTAATCTTGCCAAAAAATGTAAATGCGGTATTGCTAACAGAAACGTGTATTGCTGTTCCTGTCGGTGGGGATGGAGATCCGACAGCTATAAATCTTACAGCATCAAGGTCAACATTGTTAATATAATGCTTCACTGGACTTGGCGCAGCCGTACAGGTAAAGGCGATAAATGTGGACGTATAAGCGGTTGCTTTCTTCAGCGTTATGTTATGTAGATAGAATGCACCATCGCTTATATCATGTGTAAACAAATCAGCATCAGTCGAGATTATTAGGTTTGTATTATCCCAATGATCACCCGTTATGTCAACCGGCCCTGCATAAGACAGTGCGGTTGCTACGGCCCAATCACCAGCCATGAAGTGGACATGTTTACCAGCCGCTGAATTTAAACATTCATTTATAGCGGCCTTGTTTACCGCAGCACTCTCGCTTGCACCACCACCAAACCACCCAGGGTATGACGTTAATCCTTTACCGTATGAGATATCACCCGTACCATTCCCCCAATCAAATATTTGTTGGCTTTCCGTTGCAATTATGTCACCATTTATTGTTAAATCTGCGTTGTTGTTGTCGTCTTCGAATAAGAATGGCACGATAAATTTGAGCGTGATGTTATCCGTAACAACAACACTTGCAGCTATGATATCTGGGTCACAATCAACATTTAATTGTGTTTTAGTTACTGCCCCAATAGCAGTGAGAGCGTCCGCAAGACTGCCATCATATTCAGACAGATTTTCACCTAATTCGACAGAAATAGACTTATACTCAAGGCCGGTTATTTCCTCAATAAACACGTCATCAGAATCATAGATACGGAATTTATAAATATTCTCCCCGTAAATTTCTGCCTTCCCTTCTGAATCTAATATCACCGGGTTGTCTGCCGTTCCAACCTTGTCCCTATCTGTCCACAGGCTTGACAGGGTGCTTGTACCGTCAAGATATGTATAAACCTTACCGCCTGCCAACACTTCGTCTGTAGTTGGGTGTCGATATCCTGCCAGTAAAAAATCAACTTGCTTGCTTATATCAGCCACTTAAAACTCCTTTATTTTTCAAATATATAAACGCCGAAGATGTCGAATTACAATTTAGAAATACCATTATTTCTTATATTGCATTGTCTTGAAACTTCTCTAAGGTTTTTTATTCTATTGTCTGCTTTATTCCTGTTTGTGTGCCCAACGTCATTTTCTGGGAAATACCCTTCTGTGTATAACCACACCAATCTATGCTCTAAATACTTTTTT